TATTTTGATGCTACTCTCTACGAAGGTAATGGCACTGGTCAAAGAGTAGGTGACTTTGTTCCGTTCACTGATGCTTATGCTGTGTCAAATTCTGTAATGTTTATGCATGATGAAGTACGCAGTCTAAGCAGAACTATTGAAGCACCTTCCGCTGGAGCGCCCGCTAAAAAAGGAACATGGTCAATCTGGTTTAAGACAGGCAACATTGATACTGATTGTGTTTTCTTTGACAATGGTACAACTGCAACCAATCGTTTTAGTTTACAAATGGATGCTAGTGGTCAAATAGTTTTTTCTCATGGCGGTACTACCATTTTAAAAACTAGTGCTGATTTTAAGGGTGATGGCGCTTGGCATAACCTTGTACTTAAAGTTGATACAGCCCTTTCATCAGCTTCTGCTAGAGCAATCATGTTTATGGATGGTGTTGAGCAAACATCTTTTGAGACAGATTCTAGATCAAGTTTATCGCAAGATGCTGAACTAGGCTACATGGATGAAGGTGCTACTCAATTTGTAGGTAGCTATAATGGTTCTTCTGCTAATCAATGGGACGGGTATTTAGCAGAAGCAGTCTTCCTAGATAATGAATTTGAAAATGCTTCTTCGTTTGGACAGCTAGACACATCAACAAATCGTTGGATACCAAAAGATGTAAGCGGTCTTACTTTTGGTAACTGTGGTTTTTATCTTGAGTTTAAAACATCAAGCCTAAGTGATGGCACACTTATAGCTCAGGGAACTGGCACACCAATTGGTAATATGACAGCGGGTGGTGGCCTTGCAGCAGCATTTGATGGCGACATAGAAAACTACAATGCTGGCGCACAATCTAATTCAACCAGTGGTAATATTGGTAAAGATTGGGGGTCTGGCGTCACTAAAACGGTTACTGGCGTTGCTGTGAAAATGCTTGGAAATGTTACCATTGATGGCGGTGCAGCAGATGAGACAATGACGCTGACAGTTGAGCGTTCTGATAACGGAACAGATTTTACACAGATTTACACTCAATCTGGAATAGTAGTTGGCAACGGTCATACCGTTACAAGGCGGATGGGATTTAGTAATACGGCAGCAGCTAGATATGCACGGGTAAGTGTTAGTCATGGTGGTGGTGCCGAAACTCATATTTCTGAACTAGAATTTTACGAGAATGGTAGCGTACTTGGGTCTGATCTTGGCACTGACACATCTGGTAATGGTAATCACTTCACAATGAGTAACGGCTCTGGCGAATCGGGTCTCCCCGACGCTGGAATTTGGGAAACCGCCGATCAGTTTATAGATACACCTTCTTTAAACTTTGCAACTATTGATCCTGTAATATCAAATGGCGGTACACCTGTAACAGTATCTGAGGGTAACTTAACTGGAGTTAGGTCTTCTTCTGGTTTTCAACAAGCCTATAGTCATTTTAGTGGATTTAGATTACAGGAAAACACTGGTATTTATTTTGCAGAAGTATTGATGGGATCAGATACTTCTAATTTTCATGTAGGTGTTTTAAGTGGTGATCCACCATCTTCTACGAATAGATATCTAGGTCAAGATAGTAATACCTATGGGTATGCCATAGATAGTGGGAATAAAGTTAATTCTGGTACATACGTTTCTTATGGTGCTACCTATACCGCTGGAGATGTAATTGGTATTGAGATTGACACTGACACAGGTTCAATAAATTTTCATAAAAATGGCTCAGATCAAGGACAAGCATTTACAGCCGTACCCGGTCCTTATTCCTTTGCCTTTGCATCAGAGTCTGGTGGTGGACCGGGAACATTTAACTTTGGGCAGCAACTGGCGCTTGGTGGAGCATCTACTACATTCAATGCTGCTGCAAATGGTAATTTTAAACATACGCCACCAACTGGTGCAAAAGCACTTAACCAAGATAACCTAGATGCCACTGCATCTAAGATCACAGCTTGGGCATGGATTAAAAACAGAGATGCTACTGATAACCACATACTTGTTGATAGAGTTAGAGGTGTAGGTAAAGATTTGCATAGTAATTCTGATCCCTCGATAGGAGATATAGCACCTGCTGAAGTAACTAATATGAACACAGTTCAAAGATTTTTTCAAAGAGGTGTACAGATTGGCAGTGATGTAGAGGTAAACACTGCAAACGAAAGCTATGTTCTTTGGCAGTGGCTTTTAGGAGATACTGCTACCTCTGCAACTAGTTTTGCTGTTGACTCTATTTCAAGTGGTGTTCCTAATTTAGCAAGCACGTCTCTTGTAGCAGATGCAGATCACTTTGCAATAGTATCTTACACTGGCGCTGGTGGTTCTGTTTCCTCATCTAATACGATTAGACATGGAATGACAGGTGCGCCTGAAATGATCTGGGTAAAAGAGAGAGATCATGCAAATGGATGGATAGTAAGTACTACTGATATAGGATTTAATAAAGTAGTACGCCTAGATGTTACTGCTGAAGAGGGCGTTGATGATGGAGCGTTTAAAAGTACAGCACCTACTTCTACACTCATTACACTAGGAAGCAATAGCGGAACAAACAGGTCTGGTGGTAAAATGATCTGTTACGCATTTAGATCAGTTCCCGGTGTATGTAAAATTGGAACCTACATTGGCAACGGAGATGGAACTGGCAGTGATACGGTTAACGGTCCCTATGTAAACTGTGGTTTTAGGCCTCGCTGGATACTGTTTAAATGGCTTAGCGGCGGTAGTTTATCTGCTGAAGGGTGGGTTTTAAAAGACACTGCAAGACAGATAATCAATCCAAATGACGATGCAGACTTAGTTCCTAATGGTTCAAATGCTGAAGCTGCTGGAGCAACGCATGGAGCGGATATTTTATCAGATGGTTTTAAAATTAGAGGTGGGGGCGGCGCTGTAAATAAATCTGGCGCTAAATACCTCTATATGGCTATGGCAGACATAGGCGGTAATGGTACGCTGCCACCAATTTACGGAAGGTAAACAAAATGATCGCACTAGAACTTAATGGACAACTTGTTTACCAAGGGTCTTGGAATAACAGGTTACAAGAGATGTTAGGGCTTGTTGGCAACAAACAACCAAGGTTGCCGTTTGAAACGTCCTTTGGTACTTTAAGAAACATAGAGTACGTAAAGGCTTCGCTCGATGCTTATTCAAGAAGTGGTTCGGAAACAGGGGCACTAAGTGGAAGTGTTTGGAAGATTAATGTCGCGGCTAAAGACATCGATCTTGCAACAGCAAAACAAATAGCTCGGGACAAGATAGCTGCAAAACGGTTTGAGGTAGAAACTGGCGGTGTAGTTGCTAACGACAAGTATTACGCGACAGATCGAGATTCACAGGCAGCTATCGCTCGGGCAACTGGAACAGTAAGTTGGAAAGCTGCCGGAACTGTAGTGCGTGATGTGGTGCAAGAAGATGAAAGCACAGTAGCAACTACCTTTATCTCCGATCCAGAATTTGTTGATACCGACATGGCGGCACTTAATGCAGTTGTTATTCAACATGTCCGCGATGCCTACGCAAAAGAAAAAGAACTTTTTACGGCGATCAACGGTGCATCAGATGTGGATGCGCTACGGGCAATAGATCTCGATAGTGGTTGGGCTTTTGTTCCTAATAATGATTCGGGTGAATAAGTTAGTAACAAATGAATGACTTACGCAACTTTGGAGATGCCGCTGCGGGGTTAACTGGTCTTGGAGCACTTTTGTCTTGGCTTCCTGAGATAGCTGCCGGACTTACTATTTTGTGGTATCTTGGGCGTTTTGCTGGAGTAATAGTAAAATGGTTTCGCGAGCATTCTTTATAGTTGCGTTACTAGCAGTATTTGTTTTTCCAACTCAATCTTTTGCAAAAGACTTAAACTCTTTAGGTCCACCAATAACAGGTATGCATGGCGTATACCCTTGTTGGGAAAAAGATGAATTAAAAGACCTTCTTGATGCCGATAATTTTTATCTGCTTTCGCAAGGGCTTTTATCTGCTCGTATTGACCCTGAACAACCTGCGATAGTTATATATAGAAATAATGTTTACGATTTTATTATACTTATTACACGACCACAAAATAATATGAGTTGTGTTGTAGCAGTAGGTAGTGATCTTGGTAGTTTATAATGGAACTCAGCATTGAGATGATTGTTAGCCTTGGGGCTATGGCAGCTTCAATAATAACTAGTTTTGTTGTTGTAAAATCTAAGGTTCAAGAGTTGGAAGAAAATTTAAAAGAAGCGATTGCAGCATTGAAGTCAGTTGACTCAAGGTTAGATAAAAATGACACGGCAACTGATCTTGTTGGGCAACGACTTAGTGTTATAAGTGGTATGATGGACCCAGACAATCGTGAGCGTCTTCATAGATCTTTAGAACGCATACAGACAGAAATAGAACATCTTAGGAGAGACGTTGACGCACACCGCGCCGAATATTTAAAAGCACATAATGGTAGGCACCCACCTATTCCACCCGTAAAGGAGTTTTGAGATGGCTGATTGGGATAACATGAACTTTGTTCCTGAAGAGTTTGAGTGCAGGCACTGTGCAAATAACCCAAGCTGTCCCGGCCACAGTAAAGATGTTATGGATGATGGATTTTTAAATGTTTTACAAGAAGTTCGTAACACTTACGGGCGTCCCATGCGTGTTACGTCTGGTTATAGGTGCGAAAGGCACCCGGTAGAGGCGCGTAAAATTGCTCGTGGGGGGAAGCCGGGGTCACATTATTCTGGAAAAGCCTGTGATATTGCGGTAACAGGTGCTTCTGCGTTATACTTAGTGCGTGTGGCGTTAAATCACACCAAAGTAACAGGTGTTGGAATACAGCAGAAGGGGCCACATAATACGCGCTTTATACACATTGACACACTTACCACTGAAGGACTACGTCCTAATATATGGAGTTACTGATGCAAGCAATTATATCACGTTTTAAAGAACCTTCATCTTACGCCGCTCTAACCGGTGTCTTGGCGCTTGTTGGTATTAATGTCGATCCCGGCTTGATGCAACAGATAAGCACCGCTTTAGCAGCCATTGCTGGTATTGCCGGATTCTTTTTGAAAGAAAAGGCGAGTGAGTAGCTTTGCACTTATCGCGCTTATACTTGGAGGTATCGCGGCTGTCGGTGGGCTGTCCTATTGGGTGGGGCAGCGCATTCAAAAAGGTAAGCAAACACAAGCCACTGAAGAAGCGCGTAACCGCATGGAAGCTGTTTCTCCTAACGATCTGCCTAGTACTGCCAAGCGGCTGCGTGGTGGAAAGTTTTAGCTTAGTTAGTGGGGCAGCGTCTGTTACCAGCGCCTATTTTGACTATAAAACTTCACAAAAAGGTGAACCAATAATCGTTACACCTCCCATTGTGGAGTATAGTAAAGAGGTTATGTCTAGAGCAGCAGATGAACTTGAAGGCGCAAAAAATCCGTGCCCGCGAGATCTAGTTACTGATAACTGTTCTGTATTGTCGCGCATGGTTATAGACTATGGGGATCTTAGAGCAAAGATACGTGCAGCTAAAAAAGATGAGTAGAGCACCTTGTAATGAAGGCAAAGTACGAAACTAAGCTTGATAGCTCTGGGTTTTTAGTAGACTCAGAACATGAAATTGAGGTTGTATGTGCTCATTGCGGGTATGACTTAGATGAAAGTGAGCTAGCTGCAGATACGTGTTCTAACTGTGGACAACCTCTTAATCTACGGCAAAGCGTAGCAATAGCTGTTACTACACTACCTGTTGTGCATATTGATGTAGATCCTAAATAGGTGCAGCTATGCCGCTTAAAAAATTAGCTCTAAAGCCGGGAATAAACAAAGAGCGCACTCGGTATACCAATGAAACTGGTTGGTATGAGTGCGATAAAATTCGTTTTAGGCAAGGCTACCCAGAAAAAATTGGCGGTTGGAAACGTATATCTGCTAACACGTTTTTAGGTGTGTGTAGATCTTTATGGTCTTGGGTTACACTTGGTAACACTAATTTTGTTGGTGTAGGTACACATCTTAAGTTTTATTTAGAATTAGGAGGAGTTTACAACGATATAACTCCTATTAGAGCTACTACCACTAATGCAGCCTCATTTGCTGCTTCTAATGGGTCGGCTACAGTAACAGTAACAGATTCTTCTCATGGCGCTGTAGTAGGTGACTTTGTTACATTTAGCGGAGCGGCATCTCTTGGCGGTAATATTACGGCTGCCGTATTAAACGCTGAATATCAAATTCAATCTGTGCCATCAACTAACACCTATACAATAACAGCTACAGCTACAGCTAATGCTTCGGACACAGGTAATGGTGGGGGTAGTGTTACTGCTGCATACCAACTAAACACAGGAGATAGCATAGCAGTACCACTTGTTGGTTGGGGTGGTGGAGCTTGGGGTTCTGGTACATGGGGCACTGGTGGTTCAACTGACACCCCTATTCGTTTGTGGAGTCAGGCTAATTTTGGTGAAGACCTTGTTTTCGGTCCTCGTGGTGGAGGTGTATTTTATTGGGACGCAACCAATGGCGCGACTACACGGGGAGTCAATATATCTACACTAGGTGGCGCGTCTGATACGCCTACAATACAGAATTTTATTTTAGTGTCAGATACGAGCAGGTTTGTGTTTTGTTTTGGGGCAAACACTATAAGCACATCCGTGCAAGATCCTATGTTAATTAGGTGGTCGGCCCAAGAAGATATTGCTGTCTGGACTCCAAGTGCTACAAATGAAGCTGGTTCTCTACGTCTATCTCGCGGCTCTTCAATCATATGCGCTAAACAAGCACGACAAGAAGTTTTAGTGTGGACTGACTCTTCTTTATACTCTTTGCAGTATTTAGGTGGTCAGACCGTATGGGGTTCCCAACTTGTAGGAGATGGCACTTCTATTATATCGCCAAATGCCGCTTGTTATGCAGGGGGCACTGCCTATTGGATGGGGCGCGATAAATTTTATATGTATGATGGTCGTACGCAAACGCTCCCATGTGATTTAAGACGTTATGTATTTAACGATATTAACTCGCTGCAAGAAGACCAAACATTTGCGGGCCTAAACGAAGAATTTCACGAGATATGGTGGTTTTACTGTTCTTCAGATTCTACGACGATAGACCGCTATGTAGTATACAATTATCAAGATAAAATATGGTACTATGGGAATTTAGCGCGTACAGCTTGGCTTGATTTGGGCATAAGACAGTTCCCTCTAGCAGCTACTTACAATAATGTTCTTGTCAACCATGAAGAAGGCATAGACGATAACGAAACTGATACTAGTGCAGCTATTAGTGCTCACATTACATCAGCAGAATTTGATTTAGACGACGGGCATA